ATTCCAAGCCGCTTCGATGTCTGCTCTGATTTCCTCGGAAACCACATTGTTCTCGAATAATGATTTTAGCGCATCCAACATGTGATTTTCTCCCTTGGTTACTGGAGCCCACCTATAATTTTTAATAGGCTTTCTTTCAAGTATTTCTGTGCCTTTGCGTCGCCTTGTACTTCCTGTGCTGTTAAAAATGCCTTGTAACCACCCCTGGTATTCATCAAATGCTCATAAATTGGCGTTGGATATGCGCCGGGGGCTGATGGTTGTGCTACCACGTCTACCGTGATAATTTCAAAATCTGACACTTCACCGGATCCGTCTTCTTTGACGTTTCCGGATCCGCGACTGGAAACACCTAACTTAACTCCGCTTTCCAGCATTGTTTTAACTAGTTGTCCCATCGGTGTAGGTAATATCTTTAATTTACCGTAACCGTTTGGACCGTCCATCCACATTTCTGTGATCATGTGACTTACACGGTCCAGGTTGATTTTTAGGTCGTCTGGATGATCTACTTCGCCGAGAACGCTGTATCCACCAGTAACTTGATCGTTGAGGGTCTTGACAGCCCTGCTGATTTCGCTCACAGGATACACTCGCTGATTTTGATTACGAATACCGCCCTGGATGCAAATACCTTTCATATAAAGATTTTTGCCGTCCGCACCTTCGCTTTCGACAACCATACGGGCTTGATCGAAACTTAGGTTTTCACGGAGATATAGACTCATCTGTCTTATCCTCTAATTAAGCACCAATGGTGCTTTTCTTATTTGTGCCGTCATCGCCACCGGCTGCTTTTGCAGGACTCATTTTAGTCGCTGTTTTTGAACCTGGTACATTTACGTTACCAGAATTCAAATCTTTTGCCGCAGGCTTTGCTAGACCGCCTTGTGTACCAGCACCCTTGCTTTCACCGCCTTTAGCGATGTTAGCAGTTGTACCGCCCATGTCGTTCTTACCTGCTACTGTAGATTTGTTATTAACACCGTTGTCCCCCATTTTTGCTGGAGCAACTTTCTCTACGTATTCACGGACTACACCTTCGTCCATGTCATCATCTTCTTCGTCGTCAGATGCTTCGAATTGGACGCCGTCTTTCATTTCTTCGTCTTCTTCGCCACCTTCTTCTTCGCCTTGTTCACCGGCTAGCATGGCTTCAAATTCTGCTTTTAATTCGTCTAGTGCATCTTTAATGTCCATGACGTCATCTTTAGTTGCTGGCTCATCACCACCACCCATTTCGTCGCCCATGTCCATTTCGTCGCCACCCATTTCATCGCCTTCTTCGCCGTCAACTACTGCGTCGATCATTGCGTCTGCTGGGTCACCGCCAACTGCTTCTAGGTCAAAGTTTTCTTCAACTTCTTCTTCATCTTCATCTTCGTCAGATGCTTCGTCTACTTGAACATCATCGTCAAGTAGGTTTTCGTAAATTTCGCGAGATTTAGCAACCACTAATTCGTGGAAGATTTCCTCGGCTTGTTTCTGGTCACCGTTAATTAGTGACTCGAGCATTTGCTCAAATTTTGCGCGATCAGTCATTTAATGTCTCCTGTAATGGTTATGGGGCTTTGCCGCCCGCAAGGCTGTCGATGTATTTAATAAACACTGAAGAAAACCGGTAGATATCGGTTAAAAATCATCAGTTTTGATAATTTATGTGTCTAACAAATGCTGGATAGTCGATATTGACTAGATTTGTCATTTTAAAGTTAGGGTCAAATAAAGTTTCAGGTCCTACTCGATAATACTTTATTCCTGCAAATTCTTTTAATACTGCTTCTGTTTGCCTTAACCAGTTACCATAAAATGTTGCAGGTTCATGCGACTTTTTATAGTTAGGTGTATCAGCGTATACGTTATTTACTTTTTTATTTTGTTCTAGACCTTGGTAATCGAAGCCTAGAATGTATATCTCATCATAGCCATGTGTACTGGCTAACCACAAGGCTGTAGGACCGCTACTCCAACCTTTATTAGGTTGAAGAATATTCAATTTGGGGGTATTTTTAAATCTATTGTTGAAGTTAGTATATACATTGGTAGTGTCTAGAACATTATTTTCTATCAATTCTAGAACCATTTTTGCATCTACCGCTATAAGATGTTCAGGTGTAAAGTCTCTGTATATGGCGTTACACGCATATACAGTACCATAATTTTTAAGATTAGCGCAATTTAATGCAAGGCGACTGCGGCCGTTGCCTAATACAAAGGCACGTTTCATATTAGATTAGGCTGCTTCTGGAGGAGGTGCCGCGTACATACGGGCAATGAAATCCATCTCTGCTTGAGTTTCTTTGATGTGTTGATCGCTGGCTCTGCGTAGTTCGTTAATTTGACCAAGACTTAATCGTGTTTTACGTGTGTCACTGTCATCTAAAACATCAGTGTCACGATAAGTCATGAAGCGATCATCCTGCTCAGTGTCGGCAGTTTCTCTATTAAAATAAAAAAGTTCACGCAGAATCATATCAGTATTTATGCTTGTGGAGGTTCAGGAGTGCCGCCTTCTTCGGCTGGTACTTCCATATCTGCTGGTGCTTCTTCTGTGCCTGCGGCAGCGCCAGCATCTTGTTCGATACTTGTTGGACTTACACCTGCTGTACGTAATTCGCCTGCGGCATCAGTTGCAGGTGTACCTTCTCCATTTTCTTCTTTCCACATTTTTTCGTTTTCTGCAAGATCTTCATCGGTCATGCCTAAGAATCTCTTTAGAGCAAAGCGTTTGCTAACAAATGGCAGTGCGGCCATTTGTGTAAATGTACCAATACGTTGGTTATCTAGTTCTGCTTGACGGTAAGCGGCAAAGTTTTGTGGACTTTGGAAGTTTAAATCAAACAAACTAAAGTCAATGTTAACACCTTTGTTGTGCAAATACAGTTTGAATTCTGTATTAAATGTGTCAATCATTGCACCTTGTAAGCGTTCGCAATACTTGTTAAAGCGTAGTTCTTGAATATATGCTGTACCAACGCGGCCATCGTTATACTGTGCTTGGCTGTCATCTGCACCTGTTGGCAGATATGAACTTGGAATACGCAAGGCACGCATTAACTTGTTAGTAAAGTATCTTAAGTCGTCAATTTCGCCTAGATTTGTTCCGCCTGGTAGAGTGTCAACTTTTGAGCCGCGGCCTTCTGCTGTCTGCGGGAAGAAGTAATCTTCATTAATGGACAGAGGATTGTAACTCGAGTCTATGACTGATCCGCCACCTGTTGATGATGGAATCCTGCGCTGATGTATTTCGTTTTTGACACGCTCTACAAAACTCATTGCCAAGTGGCTTGGCATGTTACCAACGTCGATGTAGAAAATTCTACGTTCAGGAGCACGTTGTATACGATAGATAATAATAGCATCTTCAAGCAATTCTTTTTGCTTGTAGACTTTGAATACTGATTCTAATAGGCTGTTACCAAAAGGATAGTTATTATCTAAACCTTCTGACAAACTTAAATGAACAACGTGTTTAGCATCGATGGCAAATTCATTTTGACTTGTACTAAAGCGTGATCCTGTTTGCTGTGGAAATGCACCAGTCATTCCTCTTGCACCACTGCCGCCCTGAACATAAGCGGCACCGCCAGGTTGTTGATTTTGTGTGTTAGGATTGATTTGTGTTACAACTAGATCTTGGAAGTTAACGTTTAAGTCACGGATAACATACTGCTCAGGCTTCTTACCTTCGCTTTCGTTGACAATAATTTTAACAATTTTACCTGGATCTACATAAAACCACTTTTGTGTTTCAGGATCACGGATAAAGAATCCATCGCCATATTTGAATAAGTTACGTGCAATACGGAACATTCTGTTGTTCAGTTGTTGCATCTTAGTCCACTGCTGTAGATACTCTTTTAAGATTGTAATTTCAGCATTAGTTGGACGACCTTTAAACTTTAGAGTAAAGGGTGTACCGTTTTCTTTGTTCTTTTGTGTGGTAAATTCTGCAAGAATGTCTAGTGCGGCATTGACTTCGCTGTCCCAGTCCATGGTGTCATATTGCATATAACGCTCAACACGATTTGGACTGCCTGTGTAAACATCTGGAAGATAAGAACTATAATT